CTTGCTTCAATAAAAGCGGCTACGTTTGGCCCTGCACCAGAACTGTCTGTATTGTAAAACTCAATACCCGCAAAGTTTTTGTCTTCGACGTTGCCAGAGTTACCTGATATTCTCAAGTAGCTTTCGCTTGATGTTGCTGATGTAATTTCTGCTACTCTAGACGGACTCGTAGTCCCAATCCCCAGCGACTCTGCCGAAGCGTCCCAGAAGAACTTTGCAGTCGTACCCGTGTCTTCGTAGAAGCTGATGTCGCCTGTGGCGTGGTCTACAGCTAATCTTTTTGTTGCAACACTACCTGCATCATTTAGCGTATCAATTCTAAATTGACCTGCGGTACTTCTCAGAAACGAATTAAGATCAGTTGTATCTGTCTCATTCATTGCTAACGCAACAGCAGTAGAATTTATCGTAACTGAACCATCAACAGTCAACCCATCAGCAGTCACAGTGCCCAAGCTAAGATTTCCATTAGCCTGGACTTTGACATTACCGCCAGAACGGACAGCAATTAGATAATCTGTACTTTGTAAACTTCCACCGTCTGAAAGTTCTGAAATCTTAGCCATAGTTCACCTCTGGTTGTATTTTAACCTATCGATCAATAAATCCATATTGCTGATATGTATTTGTGTCTGCATCAAACGCACTGAGCCAAAAATAAAGTATATCAGTCCTTCCTGAACATGATTCCTTCAATAATCTAATTGATTCATTTGCTTCTGGGGCTGTGTTGCAATCCTCATGAAACACATCCTCGTTTTCAGTTCTATATCCGACTTTGATCATGCGTAATTACCAATAACCCCTGTTGCCCTTAGAAATGTAATGGTTATGTTTGATGCGCTAGTATTCCTCTGGGCCGAAATTCTGACATCAGTCGCCGTATTCGTAGGGCCAAGACCATAGGTGATTGGAAGTGTCTGATAACTGGTGCTTCCATCAGCAGGCAAATATGGTGATAAATAAGTAGTAAATCCAACTTCTACCCATGTTCCAGCAGATGTGAATTTATCTACATTATGATATACATTATTTGATACCGAAAAAATCGGATTAGTAGACGAAACTTTGATGATTGTTCTATTTGACACACTGTCATAGTAGACAGCAAAAACAGAACCAGGGCCATTTGTGGAACTTCCATCGCTGGTAGAATCAACGCTTCCGCTAGAATCAATTAATCCAGTGACATTTCCGCTTATTTCTATTCTTTGAATTACAGAACTTTCTGAACTAATCGCTACAACAGTCCCGATCAATGTACTAGATGATCCTTTGCTTTTCCTTTGAATCCTGGTTGACCATGGAGTTATATCTGATGTTCCTCCTGATGAAATACTAGCGGAATAGGTAACATTTGCTTGGATAAAGTTTCTTTTCGTTAATGAAAGCTCTGTCGCTGGAATGGAAAACTCAGCCAACGTAGTCAATGACAAAGGAACAGAAACGCCTCCTGTTGCATATATTTGCAACGGATAGACTTCAGTGACATCACCTTGCAATTTAGTGACAGTTAGTGTCCCATCAATGATGATATCGCCAGTAAAAAAGTCTGATTTCTCTACCCACGCTCCGCCTGAGTAAACATACATCGTTGATACTTCAGGGCTAGACGTTGTATTGACTACTACTAGAACATCGTTAGTCCGTGGATCTCTTCCGAATTGGGTATTGAATGTAGTGTTATCAGGCGCAGATACATCATCACCACCAGCAGTGGTTTCATATCTGAAGAAAGCATTATTATTAGTATTGCTTATCTGATCATCAGTATCAGTTAAGGTGGCACCTGAAGACAGAGTAAACGATGCGGCAGTCACATCACCGCTAACTGTTAAATCTGTTCCGTCAAAAGATAGCTTGTCCTGTAGGCTGAATTGCCCAGTATTGTCTAAATAAAACCCCGTATCGGCGTTATTGAAATTACCCGTTCCTTGGTATAGCGATGTGCTAGTTATGGTAACAGGCCCAGCAGTACCCGATGTGATATCATCCCCAGGCTGAATTGCTGTATCAGCACCATCTAGGCTTGTTTGAACAGATGGATCTAAGTCTGTTTTCGGAATACTAATTCCAGATAACGTAAGGCTTGTAGCTGTAATTTCACCAGTTATCGTCGCATTAGTCGCAGTTAAAGCCCCTGCTGCGGTGACTCTAAACGGTGCTGATGCGAATGTCTCGTTCCCTAGCTGAATCCCTTCAGAACTAGCCTTGAAGAAACTAGCCCCAGAACCTACCTGAAGCGCAACGTCAGATATCGTCGTTCCAGTGGTTAATAGATCACCGTCTACCTGGACATCAGTTCCAAGGAAGATCTTCTGAGAAGTAACCGTGAACGGTTGGATGGGTGCTAACGCAGTAGATGCTGGATCAACGATAGAGAATTGATCAGCAATGACTACAAATTCACTGAATGCAGGATCTGTCGTATCTGTTGGAAGTGTAGACGCTAAACCAAATCCTGCGATGCGCCCGTTATTGTCAATCTTGACGGTATAGTTAGCCTCAATGCCATCAATAGAATCAGCTTGAGTTGAAATAAGGGCAGAGTTATCGCCAACGTCAGTTTGCAACGTTGTGATATCTGCCGCTTGTGATGTTATTGATCCTTCTGCTGTAGTGACTCTAGTAGTCAAACTACTCAATCCTGTCGCAGTCGCACTAACCCCAGTAGACGGATCATTCACCGTAGACTGCAAAGCCGTGATCTGGCTTGCCTGAGTAGTGATAGAGCTTTCGTTTGCAGTAGTCCTAACGTCTAGGGCTTGGGTAGCTGCTGATTGGCCTGATACATATTCAGTCAAGACGTTTAGATCAACGTCAGTTCCAGTCTCAGTGGTTAGCTGTCCACCTGTCTCGTCTTTAACCTTAGTCCTGAACTCAAGATCTTGAGTAAATGACGCATCCAGCGTAATGATTGCTGATGAATTGGTATCTATATCTGATTCAGTCGTATCGACTCGGGTAGTTAGTGCAGAAAGCCCTGAAGCTGTCGCAGCCACGCCTGTAGAGGCGTCATTAACCGTTGTCTCTAGTGCGGTGATATCTGATGCATTAGCTGTGATATTGCCTTCAGCAGTAGTGACTCGGGTATCTAGTCCTGAGATTGCGCCTGCATTTGTGGTGATATTGCCTTCAGCAGTCGTTAGATCAGCCTGAAGCTCAGTGATGTCTGAAGACTGTGAAGTAATCGTCCCTTCAGCGGTTGTAACTCTAGTGGTTAAATTTGATAACCCTGTCGCATTAGCCACCACACCTGTTGATGCATCGTTGACCGTAGTCTCAAGGGCTGTGACATCCGATGAGATGCTTGTGATGGAATTGCCCTGGTTAGTGACAGTCGTATCTAAAACAGATATCGCACTAGCATTCGCGGTAACGTTTGAATTCGTCGTAGTCAATGACGATTGCAGATTAGTGATATCCGCTTCATTCTGGCCGATACGGGGATCTTCTAAGTCCTGCCAAGCACTACCATCCCAATAATAAGGATGATTGTTATCGTCTGAGTCGTACCATCTTGAAAAATCAGGGATAGGATCTGAGACGCCGCCGACGCCTGCTACTGGAGCCGTAGCTTGGACGTAGACTTCACCTACACCAGTCGTTAGATCGACAACGACATCTTGAAGACTAGATAAGCTGTTTGAAACAGACGTGATTGATGCATTTAAAATCGCATTCTGATCACTGACGTAGATCGCAACATCGCCTAGATTCTGGATGTCTACATCTGCGCCCGTCTCTAAATCTAAGACATCCCCTGCCTCTACTTCTACCAGAAGGATATCTTGAGCAAGGATAGAGTTCTTAACGTCTGTCTCGCCTAGAACAGTAATCCCATCGGTGTCATAAAGATCAGTACCAACGGTAGCACCAGCCGTAGCGTTATCTTCTGGCGCATTGGTAGAACCTGCAACATCAGACCATTCTACTCTTCCTACTGTAGCGAAGACTGTCGTATTAGGATCAGCGTTTGGTTCTAGGTTGGAGACAACAGAATCATCTGTAGCTGTACCAGTACCAGATCCTGCTCCTGTTGCCGTAAATTTTAAACCTACGGTATTCGCAGAAGCCCCAATTGCGGTGAAGTCTGTCGTTCCAATCGTTGCAATTGTGTATGTAGACCCAACGATAAAATTCCCAGCAGTTACTGCGTTTTTTGAATTCTTAACTGCTCTGACCCAATAGTAACGAGTATCACCAGGACTTACTGAGTCAATGCCGTTAGCAAAGTCATGAATAAACTGAGTCCCGTCCGTTTCACCAATCTTTACTGCTGATGAGAAGTTGCCATTCGGTGATGCGTAGACATAGATAGATTCGTAGTCTTTGTTGTTGGGTGGATTAACCCAATCCAATTCGACGTTCTTTAGACCAGCGGTAGCGCTTAGACCAGATGGGCTAGGGACTCCACGGAATCCAGGCGTAATGTCACCAGTAGCAGTGATTGTAGAGTAGTCTCCGACAGCAGGATCTGCGTAAGACGTGGAAGAATCTTCGCGTAATGTAAGATTGACACCACCTTCTTCACTGAACGTCCATCCTAGACACTGGAATACTTTGTTAGACCAGCTTAATTCCTCAATAGATACTTGAACCCTATCCCCGACAGCAACACGCATCGCTGATAGATTCGCGGGGAAAGTAACGATTTTTTGCTGATCGGAAAGCTGGATTAACTTGTTAGAAATCCGCTGCGCCATGTAGGACGAATTCGTCATATTTAGCGCAATTTCTTTGTCTAAGACTTCACCATTGTCTCTAGTGACAGCATCCGCTAGTTGTACCTCTGGGAATTCAGTGGACTTGTAGTTTTGACTAGGATCAATGAAGACCCCTTTGATCGTGTTGAAGCGATCACCACGTTCCAGAGATGTTTTAATCGATAATCCAGAGATCAGATCATCTTCATTCAGGCTTATCGCTGGTGCTTCGTAGATCCCAGCACGCATGACATACTTTCCATTCACATAGGAAAGCATTCCGTTCATTGAACTTAGGATCTTGTTGATATTCGTTCTATGAGAATCAGTACCAAACAGGACACCGTTACATGTAAACCTGGACTCAGAACCTCCTGGGACTGGAACGGAAACATCACAACCATCAGCGGCTGTTACTACTGCAGGCCAGTCAATCTTAGACGCTGGGATGCCCATGCCATAATGCGGAATTGATGCCTTGCCAGTTCCAGTCCCAGCGCCAGTAGCTTTAAATTTAAGACCTACAGTATTGGAATCAGCGCCAATCAATGTGAAATCTGTATCACCTACATACTCAATCTTATAATCAACGCCAGTGACAAATGTTCCTGCGTCTTTGATGTCTACGTTTATCAAATAATCTAATAAACACAGCGCTGGGTTAGTTGAATATGTCCAAGTTGATGGATCATAAACCCTATGTGTGCCTGATCCAGATATGTCAATTTGAGTAGAATCTAACCGTGGATCATAGAGCTTCTTTCCTTGAACCAGAGCCTTGATGTTTTGTGGGGTATATTTATCCCAAGTCTCTTGAGAATCTTCGTCTAACGTCCATTTGGTGACGACGTAGGCGATTCCCTTGCCTTGGTGGGCAGATGTCCATCCTGTGAAAGCTGCAACAAGATCACTATCTTCTGTCTGTGTGGACGTTCCTAGATACTTGTTGATTTTGACAATCGTTTTTGAGTTCTTAGGCCCAAAGATCCCAGAGCCTGTAACGTTGCCACTATAATCTGGTGATGTACCAATATCGGTTTGCTGGATAACAACATCATCAAAATGCATATCCGTTATAGCATTGACTTCATGGCCTGCTAAGGCGATGGCATAATAGAGATCTTTGTTATCAGTATTAGCCGTACCGACAAATGCAATAGGCCCAGATACAAGAGTCTGACCATAGATAATCTTATAAGGTTCGGTAGTAGACTTAACGGTAGCTTGACGTGATCGATCAGTGTCTATCTTGGGCATTTCTACTTCAAAGAGGCCCATGACTTTCTTAGCAGCCAACGCTCCAGCAACAACAACCGCTGCACCTATAGCAGCAGCGCCGAGACTAAATACACCCGCCGCAGCCGCCCAGCCGCCTACTGCGCCAAGCGTTGCAAAAGCACCGATTTTGGTTAATAAGATTCCTACTGCTGGTGCCATAAATCCCAACCTGATGCGATATGTTCTTCAGGAATTCTAATCATTCCCTTGTGAACTAAACAGACTGCTGTATTGCCTAGTTTAACGCCCATCACTTGGCCTTGAGGCGTTTTTACAATGACGGGGCTACCATCCTTTAAAGATTTTATATCCTCTGTAGGAGGCCCCAAAACGCTTGCAGCAGTGTCTTCCAGATCACCAAAGTCTTTAATAATAGACTCAGCATCTGTCTCAGAATTATAGTGGAAATCGGCTAGATAGTCTTTGCCTGTTAGCTCTTTAACAATGAAACCTGCGAACTGACAGCAATCTACTGAACCGTAATCAAAGTCTTTTCTTTCCCACTTATTCAGGGCTTGCAAGACTTGAATCATGCCATTTCGCGGCGTTCTTTGATGTCGCCTGGAGTCTGTGGGTTATCTACTGGGCCTTGTCCACCTTCTGATGCGCCCCATTTAATCTTAGCGCCTTCAACTTTGTGAATATGACTAAAGAACAAATCGCCTGCATACCTTTGCTGTTGATTAGCATTGGTGTACATCAGGTTCTTAGACTTATCAAATCGTGATAACTCAGACTCAGCAATAAGCTGGATAGCATCCCCGCCATCAGCACCGACTGTCAGATTCATCTGATCCATCAGCCCTTCCCATATCTGGGTAGGCGTATCGATCAAAACATCATCAGAATCTAAGACGCCAAGATAAACTGTAACAGGACGCATGAAGTAATCTTCAGTCAGCGCCGCGCCTGACATCGTGGCATCTAATCCTGATAACGTAAGAGTAATCGCATAGGGGCTAACGTCCGTCCCTTCTTCTACCCTTGAGATAGAACCTAAGTCTCCGACGCCTAGCCAATTTGAAGTTGCCGTACCAGTTCCAGTGCCTGCACCTGTCGCTTGAAATGTGACACCTACGGTATTTGAACTAGCTCCAATTAAAGTGAAGTCAGTCGTTCCTACTGCTTCAATAGTGTATTGGACATCTATTTCAAAAGATCCAGCAGTAACTGATCCCCAAGAATAAGTCCCAAGGCCATTATGGACATAAAGCGTCCCAGACGGAAACTCCAGTTTGGCGAACATGACCAGATTAACATTCTGGGCCTGAAGCGCTGTATTAACCGCTGAAGAAAAGCCCCTTGTCATGCCAAGACATCCTCAATAGCTTCTATTGTAAAGTTAGATACTCGTCCTGGCCTTGTATCCCATGAAGCAGTAGACATAACGATCATCACTGCTAGAGGCGTGACGAAGTTAATAGGATCGTTGTCATCAGGCGACTTCCTAAGTGGAGGAGCTATAGGAATCGTGATTTCACCTAGTCCATCAGTAGAGCAATCAGCCGTGACAATGTGGAACTCGTTGTTAAACGCTATGTAGTCACCAGCCTTAAAGTAGTCCGTGTTAGTCAAATCAGCACCGTCTGCGATTAAACTAGAACCAGTCTGGCTTGCGCCTTTAACCTGAATACCGACAGTGACAACTGTTCCTGTTCCTGTTCCTGCGCCTGTAGCTTGAAAAACAACTCCTACAGTATTTGATGATGCACCAATAGCCGTGAAATCTGTTGTCCCAACGAAAGTGATTTTATAAGTTATGCCAATAACCAAAGATCCTGCGGTTAAACTTGTAACAGAATCCCCGCTAGGCGCATTACCTGATCGGTTATAACCGTAGTCGGTGAAATACATCCTATGGACTTGTCCATCTAACTTAGCCAGGAATGCTTGCATCTTGGCCCTATCAGCGCCTTGTAGATTGTTAAACGTCGCAGTGGTCTTCCAGTAAGAACCTTTTCTAGTCTGCGTTTGAACAGCATTGGTCAGCGGAGACTGGAACATCTTAGTATTCGTTACCAGTTCCCAAGTCTGCGTAGTCGGAGTTACACCTACCTCTGTGGCGAAGTTATAAGTTGTCATGCGAACCGCCTTCTACGCATAAGATCCTGAATCGTAGCGATAGTCTGTTGTGACGTTACCTGCATGGCTTGCTGGATCTTGATATCTACTTCTGGCCCTGAGCCACGAGCGTCTACGTTGTTAATTATAGTAATTCCTTGGCCTTGGCCCTTGGTGTGATCAACAACAGTCTCATTCGGATGAAGTATTGCAGGGAATCCACCTTTTCCATCCATGCCGCCAGAACGGGAACCAACACCAGTGAAACCACCGCCGTCGAATGACTGAGCCTTAATCTGCGCTACTTGCCCTAATCCAGCGGCTACTGTTGCTGCTGCCATTGCAAAGTTTAATGGTGGCGGGTATGAACTCATCGCCAGGGTAGCGCCCTGGTATGTTTGCATGATTGCTTGAGCAATCTGGAAAGCTTTATTCAGTTGGAAGAGCTTTTTATTATTCTGAGCTATGCCTGAAAATTGATTGCTAAGTTCGCCAAGAACATGGCTGGTTTGAGCCGTAGCCGACATCATCATAAACTCTTTTCGCTTCTTCTCGCCTTTAATGGCTTGTTCTTCAAAGAAACTGAGCTTCTTAACGGCTTCATCTAGCCCTTCAGTCATGGCGTCAGTGATAGCTTTGCCAGGGGCTTCATTCGCTATCGTTTCTGCAACCCGTCTGGTCCCTGCAATAATTTCTTCAAACGCTGCATTAATCCCTTCGCTTGGCAATGGCTGATTCAACATCTCAGCAGCTTGTTGCATACCCAATGCAATAGCGCCATCCATGTTGGCAACCATTTGCTCGACAGCACCAGTATCGATAAGATCCATTCCAAAGACACTAGCCATCTTGTTATATTTTTCGGCTAAATACGTGAAGGCTGGATCTACTTCCTCCAAAATCATCTTAGTGACTTCTAGCAATTTGACAGATAGGTCTTTAAAGCCTAATCGGATGATAAATAGTCCATCAGCGAGCTTTCCGTAAGCATTAAGAAGAACTTGAACGACTCGTTGACCAATCGTACCAAAGTCCTCGTTGTCTAATGCAGCTTGCCTAAAGTCATCAGCGACTACTTTGATTAACGGACTAAATGATGTGGCGAGTTGATTGCCTAAACCCGTAAACACGCCTGCTGCCCTAGTGACAGCATCATTAGCCATCTCAATCTGTGCCGCATCAACCCTGGAGATAGCTATCCCTAGATGTTCAGCTTCAGCGGCCATAGTCTGAAGATTTTCAGAACCGCCGCCGATCATGTTCAATACGGCAACGCCTCTAGCCCCAAACAAATCAGTAGCAATCCTTACCCGATCGGTCTGGGTCTCTACATTTTTCATTGCATCTGCTACTGCCAGCATCTGCTTGTCTAGCGGCATCTTCTCTAGGATTGCAGCATTCAGACCTAATTCAAGAAGCGCATCTTTAGCAACGCCAGTTCCATCGGCAGCATCAGACACGCCAACGGCTAGGTTCTGTAGAGATTTCTCTAGGGTTCTGTTTTCGACGCCAGCTAATGCGGCTGCGTGTTGCAAACCTGCAAGTTGTTCTGTGGCTATGCCTAATCTGTCTGATGTTTTGGCAAGAGCATCAATACTCGTCATCGATGCTTTAGTTAGGGCTGCGGCGGCTGCTACGCCTGCGGTAGCAAATGCTATCCCAATCTTCGCAACTTTAGCTGCTGTGTGGGCTGCTGCATTACCTAAAGATAAAAGACCTTTATTAGCTCTACCAAAAGTTTTGGTAAACCTGTCTTCTGCTGATATTGGAATTCTAACGGGATTTGTTGCCATCTTTTATCTCAAAATATGATGTCCAACCTTGGAATTCGACCAAACTCATTTCCATAATTTCATCCACAGTTTTATGCAGATGTTCCGCTAACTGGTAGCAGAAGAATAGAGCCTGATCGTTTCTCAGTTTCCCGCTATGTCTTCCGCTTTAGGCTGCATATCTGCGATTTCACCAGCAACCCTAATTAGAACATCAGGATCCACTGATCTGACAATCTCAACCTTTTCAGCCTTTTTGAAGCATGGCTCATTGTTGCTATCTATCAAATAATAAATAAGCGTTAAAGCCAACCCTTCATCCATCTGGTTTCCAGTGAGCTTTGCCTGGATTTCCATTTTGTTCTTAACGGAAATCTGGGGACGCACATAATACGTCCCACCCCATTCAGGAATCTCTATTGGCTTCGGATCTGCGCTAAGGACTTCTTGGTAATGTGCTTTAGCTTTATCAAGAATGTTCATTATACTGTCGTGCTACTTAATGGGCCGCTGCCCTGGAAGGTAATTGATGCTTCAACCATGCCGTCAAACGATGCTGAACGACTAACACCAGTTACCAAAGCCGTACCAGTGTAATAAGTATCGCCACCAGCATCCCCTTCTGGGTATAAGCCAATAGTTACACTTTCGCCAACTGCCAAAGCCGTTTGACCAGCATCAGTTTCGTCCCAATAGACATCAGCAGAACCAGTAAATGATTTCAATGTCGTTTTGAATGTCCGATCAGTCGCCGTCATTTTTGTGTCTTCAACCGTATCTGCGGTTTGTTCCAATGAAAATGATCTAACTTCTGCGACAGTGGTTCCATCTACCTTGACTACGCCATCTCTTCCAATATGAACAGCCATTTCAACTCCTTATTATGGCGCTACTGAATCATAAGCTGTCAGCGCACCGCTACCTTGAAACGTAATTGATGCTTCAACCATTCCATCAAAACTAGCATTCCTGGTAATACCTGTCACTATTGCATTGCCTTCATACATCGTATCAGCAGCAACCGCTGGAGGCCCAGCATCTGCGACCGCATCACCTTCTGGGAAAAACTTGATAGTAATCTGTGACCCAATAGCCAAGGCAGTTTGACCGCCATCGGTTTCGTCCCAGTATGCGTCAGCAGAGCCAGTAAAAGATGTCAGAGTTGGCAAGAATACTCTAGCAGTTGAACCCATCGCAGAGTATTCAACAGTGTCCGCAGTTTCTTCAATAGAAAATGATCGCAATTCGCCTAATACGGTTCCATCATTTTTAGTTGATGTGCCGCCTACTTTGATGATTCCATCACGGCCTATATGAGTAGCCATTATTCAGACTCCTTCTCAATAACTTCTTCAGTTACTTCTTCAACAACTTCTTTTTTCTTTGAAGCCTTTTTTGGCTTCGGTTCTGTCCAGCCACGTTCTAGGTAATACTCAACTTTTGATGGATGAGGCCACAACGTAACTTTCCCATCTGGGCTTACTAATTCCTTCATAGGCTAGACTCCGCATTATTGACGGCTGTCCTATATTGTACCGCATAAGTTAGCGTAACAACACCTACGGGGCTTTCACCTTCGCCGTTATAATTAATCTCTGTGCTTACTAACTGACTGAATTTTGCCAGATTATTCAATGTTCTATCTGCGCCCATCGCCGCCTCTACTTGAGCGCAAATGGTGTCCACAGTATCGTCAAAATCAGTAGTAGCTTTGACATAACCTTCAATAACGATATTTAGATCTCTTTGGGCTACCAATGTAGAACCCATTACATCAGCATTTGAATCTTCGCTGATTGAGTATACTAAAAGGGCTGGAAGGTTTGCGTCTTGTAACGGATAAACCCTAGACTGAAATACGTTAGATCCAGTCGTGCTCAATCCCGTAACTGTAGTCGCTACTTGTTCTCTGATTTGCTGTCTTACGTGGCTCATTGTTGTTCTAATGCCACCTCAGTCATACCTGTCCCATCAGGACGAACATTGACCGCCTTGTAAGTTATTGTTTCAATAACAAAAGTATCGTTATGGGCTAGACTTGGGGCATCTGCCGTTCTAATTACAGCTATAGGCTGGGTCATTTCCATCCCAACCGTACCTGCATCAACAGAATAATACTCATTCAAGAAGATTGCTTTAATAACTGAAGATGATCCACCGTCAGGCGTATAGGTTGCATCAACGCCAAAATCAGACAGCATAATCAACCTATCTTCTGGGGTTTCTACAGGCATTAGTCAGCCTTCTTAGGACGCCCACGGCGCTTAGGCTTTTCTTCTGAATCTTCTAAACCCACGGATCTGTTCTCAACCATAGGCTCAGAGTAAGGTGCGATACGGCCAAGAGCCAATAACGTTCTTTCTTCATCGCCAGTTACATCAACAATAGATCCCGCTTTAGATGGAGATTTATTGATGATGCAGCTTTTCAATACTTCATATTTCATAGATCACCAAGATGCGGCGGGGACGAATCCCCGCCTAATCCCGTTAGCTACCGCCGTCGTTTCCGAGGCAGAATGATACAGCGTGACGTACTGCAACATCGCAAGTTTGCATTGCAATGATTCGTACATTACCGCTAGTAGCACCCTGGTATGGATCAACGAGGATATCTAATCCGCTCCAAAAACCTACCAGTAGCGAATCAAAATCGCCAAAAAAGGCATCACCAGATGCAACTTGGTTTGATACGATGGCCCGATAGCCATTAACCGTACCACCAGGCTCAACTACGAACTGTGCAGTTCCAGTTGCTTTTTCAGTAGTCTTCAAAGCACCTACCATTGCAGCGTTCATGATGTAGGCCAAGTTGCCACGCAGAGCATTGTCTTCAGCAACCTTAGTTTCCATTTCCACAACTTGTGCAAATGAAGGAACTAAGACAGGTGCAGTACCAAAGTCTACAGTGTTGATGCCAGAAGTGTTCTTGATACCCGTAGGCGCACCACCAGTTCCGTTGCCTTGCAATGCGCCAAGATCGATAGCCAAAGCGATAGCTTGAGCAAGATCATCACGAACTAATGCTTCTACACTGAGGCTTGACTGCTGAAGAAGCTGTCTAGTGATATCAGTGAATGCACCAAGATGACGCGGCGTCATTGAAACAGAAGAAACAGTCATTTCTGATTCAGAAACAGGGTTTCCTTCAGTTACCCAGCTAGAAGCAGCAGCAGTTGCCTTCTTGGGGATCTTAACATCGCCAGAAAGGCCGTTCAGCATACGTGCGCCTGCTTGCATAACAGAAGAAGAGTTCCGCAGAACGTCGATGAACTCACCGCCACGGAAATCATCCGTAAACAATGATGCTTCATCAGTGCTGTTCAAATCTCGCTTCCAGTTACGAAGTACATCAGCAGGCAACATGATGCCTTGTGCAGATCGGCCATACTGCTCAGCAGCAGCTCGTGAACATTCAAATTCAAAAGCGGCGGCTTCTTGAGCACGACGATCATGCGGGTTAGCCAATGCATTCACAGCACGAAGAATTGAGAATCTCTTGGCTTCTTTTTGAGTAAGGCCAATGCTTTCTTGCGCCAATGATTTGTCAGAACCAATGACTTCAAGCAATTCGCCACGGAATTCTTCAATGGATTTCCCTTCACGAATAGCTTTCTGTGCTAATTCTGACTTGTTGTGCCGAGATCCAAGCTCGACGATTTGTGCAGCATTACGTTGTTCAGCTTTGCGCGCTTCCGCTTCCACTGATGCAACGTCTACGTTTTCGACGTTTTCCATCGTTTTGACTCCATTGTCAGTTACTTTTATGGGTTGGGAAGGCTCGCTTGAACGTCCGATGCCAACTGTCACGTCAGCAGGGATAGATACTAAACTTGCCTCTACGGGTCTCCATGACTTTGCTACATACGTATCATTGCCACGTTTCTCCATTTTGTTGATGGCGTATCCGACCGAGATGTTGGCCTTAATACCATCAACTACATCGTCAAACGCTTCAGCGGCGATACCGTTTCGTCCAAAACGCACCTTAGCTCGTAGTCTGCGAGCATCGCTGTCAAGTTCAACAGATTCAATTACGCCTATTTGCTGCTTAGGATCATGATCCAAGAGCAACGGCGCTCGCCCAGATGCTAAGAAACTCAAGTCTATAGCCTCTGCGCTATGTTCCAATACTTCCATTCCAAAAGATCGTTCAACAGGCTCCTCAGAAGATACAGCAATCATTGCTGTTCTGTTCTTCTCATCAATCGGGCCTTTTTCCATGCTGATGGCACGATACTCAATCTTATCATTAGATCGATCCATATCTTCCTGCATGGCTTCGTAGTCTTTTTCTGTTTCAATGATTAAATCATCGGTTATGCTCAGATCCATTTCATTGTCCTGCATAAATTTCACCTTGATTCTACTAAATATCAGTGGTATGTGGAATAAGTTTAGACGCTTTCTGTACGCCAGTATTTATAACGCCAAGCGCAGATGCATTGGTATTCACTAAGTTATTTACCGTCTCATCAACTACGTTTGCGCCCTGTGAGTTGTCAACAACACGACAGACGCCACGTACAGGCATATAGCCCGCTGTACAGCTTGAGTGGATGATACAGACACCACTTGAGAAGTCCAAACACAAATCACCGTCGTTGCTGGTGTCCGTGTGATTCCTTAGCTCAATAGCGCCATGATAGTCCCGTAGAATTAACTGACCATTACCATTGAAATCAATGATGGGCTGCTGTGTGCCTGCTAGTCTATTTGAGAAGCAAGACAGCAACGCAAGAAGTTCTCCTCCGTTAATTTTAATTGTCCCGTTTAGAGAACATTGAAAAATGAACCCGGAAGTAAAGTCAATATCCAACATGACACACTCACGGTAGATATTGTTTCCGTCCGCAGTCCCTTGTACTGACAAGTTGTTAAACTCACAGTACTGAACCGTTGCACTTTCAGCCACAGTAAGAACATCAGTACCCGGATTGTCTCCGGTGAATACGTAGCCGTCTGAGAAGTCCACAGTGTCCAAAGTACAGGAACTGAGAATCCTAATACGTCTTAAACCTTCTTTCTCCGCTATAGTCTTTGCATCAGCGAAATTATTAACAGGCTGAGTTCTCGTGCCAAGAGGAACGTCAGTACCAGACTGACCATTGACGGTATCCACACAAACCTCGCCCTGATATGCAGCAGATAACAATACAGACAGATCTTGCAAACCTGCACTGTTGGCAGATCGTACAGACACTTGGTTAACGTTAACAACATCTCCGACATTACTGTTTGCACCAACAAGGTTAACAGCATACTGACCGTCCTCAAAGGTCACTGTATAGCCATTAATAATCTCAACAACACGAGCCAACGTTACGCCACCTACGGTTACTGAGGTGTTGTGGTTGTGCGTTCTCAGATACGCCATACCTTCTTCAGAATCTTCAAGATCCTTCAATGTAAGCCTGAACGTGTTCAAGTTGAGCTGACGAATCTCCGTTGGGCTGGACTGTATCAGCGTCGTGTCAGCTTTTGGGACACTGATGACTTTAGTTCCCCAGTCTATTGTTATTGCCATAGTTACTCGTCCAATTGAAGGATAGCAGTGCCACTAAAACCTGTGCTAGTAATTGTTCCCGAAATAGGCCCTTCCTTATAATATGGCGATGCTGATGATTTCCTAGCCCAACCGGATACATTGTCATCCGCTGTGTACGTGTAGGCTGTGTCCTGAATAACTCCGGAAGCATTGGTCAGACCACTGAGAACAACAGCGCTGTCAGAGGCTCTGGTTAAGTAGACTCTAGCATTTTGAATAGGACTGCCTGAAGAGTCATTAACAGTGACTTTGACTGTCACAGCACCACTAACGATGCTTACCGTCCCGCTTCCTGTGTTGTAGTAAGTAGGCGTAGTTCCATTAGAAGTTACGTTGATAGTTAGTGTCTGCCCAGAAGCTACGTTGACAAGTATTGTCTCGTTTCCTGTAGACCCATTAGTACCGGCATAACCACTATCAGTACAGTCCCAGCTTACTGAGGTGCTGCTGGAGACAGTACCTAAGTCAACTGCGTGTCCTGTACCAGCAGATGTAAAACTACAGCCAGTTACGTCGTTGAGGCTGTTTACTTCCAAAGCAACAGCCGCTGTACTTCCTGTGAATGTACAGTTAGTCAATGTGGCACTGTTCTGTGTTACTTTTTCACAGCCTCGCCAAGTACAGCCAGTAGCTGTTACTCCAGCTTGTAACGTGGTGATGTTCATGTCACCAAAAGAACAACCAGTGAGTGCTACGGTTGAACTGGCGTTATTAACTATGAAGCGTCCTCTGTTCGTTGACCCTGCTGCTGAAAAACTGATGGAGTCCAAGTTGCAAGTTGTGCTTGCGTGGTCCACGACGACTCTTGTGAAGTCTGATGCAGCATGGATGGTATTAATGAACGTAATGGACGCGCCTGAGTCAGCAAAGTACGCTTGAGTAGGAGTTTGGCTAGAGTCCTGACCTATTACGAAGTAGCCCTGTAGTTCATACGAAGTACCGCCCAGAGACGTAAGAACACCCCATCGGTTGCTTACGTTGTCATTAGATGTAGCTGCTTCTGAGAACGTAGCGGGTGATCCAGCAGTTCCAGCAGTAACGTAGATACCTGTGCCTGCTCTAACAGCATCACAAGCAACGTTATTACCTTTTACGGTTGCTGTTATGTTAGCAGAGTGTCCTATGTACTGCGGTGTTGCTGATGGGCTTCCCTGCAATGTTCTGTAGGGCGCAGAAGCGTTAGCTGTTCTTACGGAGTAGTCTATAGGATAACACAAACCTACACGACCCTGTGCACCAAAAGTATCATTACCAGCTACATGGTACTGAACGTATGCGTTACTGGCAGAACCTACGATAACAGCAGAACCTTTGTTCTGAATGTCATTAGTTAGTCCCGGCGTTGCAATAAACGTCCAGACAAATACGTGATCTCCAGCAGACAGTGTTTGGGCAGAGTTTAACGTTACTGCTGCCCCTTTCTCACTGTTGCTGACTTTAAGATCCACGGCGTTAGTCCCTTGCATAGCAAAGTCAACACCAGCGCCAAAACCAGTACCACCACCGGAGCCGAACTGAGTCCAAGTCCCGCCAACTCCAGTGGTGTCTGATGTCGCTTCAGCTAATGCGTAATCCGTAAGATCCGTAGCTATTGTAGCCATTAAGCATCACTCGTCCTAATTGCTGTAGAAGTACCACCGGCAGATCCTAGTGTGCCTGTACTTTCAAAAGTCTTAATTGGGACGGTATCTCCAGCAGTACCACCGTCACGAACACGGATAAACAGAGATCGTGGGTTGCCTGTGGAGAATACAGTAGTGTAGGACTCACTGCTGCTTGCAGCTACCTTGTCGATGTAACTAATAAACACATCATTAGCAATCGACGCCGTAGGTACGTTAGAACAGCCAGTGAATGTAAGTGTAGTGGACGCTTTAGTCAAACCTGTGTAGGGCACACGATGATAAACACCATCATCACCTTTAACACGAATAGTTCCGCTCGTAGGTGTGTCCGTTTGGTTTGGCGTAGAAGCACCGATAGTTTCACTACCAGTCTCTACGATAACTGACGTGGAAGCACCAGTAACAGCTGTATTTAAGTTAAACTGGTCAGTACGTAAAGCAGAGCCGTTAGCAGGACCAACAAGTACACGGTCCTCACCAGAAACAATGCCATTAACTGTAAACGTTACGTTGTTTGGTGGGTTGACCGTGGTAGCAGTCAAGTCCGTAAAGGTGTCGGAGGCTGACGTATCGGCAACTTCCATACCAAAGCCATAGGCACCAATAAGTGCTGAACCAGTGGACTGACCACAGAAAGGACTTGATACGGTACGGTCAGTAGCACCGGAGACTGCAAAGACAGCACCACCGTTACCCGTTACGTTACCTGTTGTTGGAGCAGTACCTGTGAGAATCTGCATCCAGATCTTAGTACCTGCTGTTGTGCTGTCAATAGCCAACAACTGTCCAGTACCACCAGTCCAACTCAGGCTTTCTGGTTCAACGAACGTACCGCTTGATTGTGTTCCGTCAAGCTGGTGTGTAACTCCTCTGAATACACGACCTTCTAAGCCATAGATAAGCGCAGTCTCACCACGACGAGTGATGTACTTCATGCGCTCATAGAACTCTTTACTGGTATATGTATCCATATTCCATTCTGAGTAGTAAGGCTCAGAAGTACCGTCTCCGCTGATGTCTAATGAACGATAGCCTTCCGTGTTGGTAATAGTCGTTCTACCGGAAGCGTCAGTTGTATCGTTAATGTCAGCAGCATAGGTTAATGCAAGTACGTTGTTACCTCGTGACGTACCGTTAATCTTAAATTCTGAGTAGGTAAACCCGGTTTCACGAGTCATACCGATGAGACGTCTACCGTCAATCTCAGTACCTGCGTTGTTTACTTTGAGCAGGAACCGATGTGAAACACCGTTAGCAGAATCTCTGTTTAAGCCTTTGGTTGACAGACCGTTAGGGACTGTGTTCCAGAAGTCATTCGTAACGATAGCGCCGTTTTGCAGAATCTGAAGGTCCATTCCTTCAGCAGCAATTACAAACATACCGTCATAGATTGTACCGTCGCCTTCCTGAATGACGGAGCCATCGTACAAGTGTTCAGAGATGGCGTCAGTAGCACTAGCATTAGCGTCGTCTAACTGGTAGCCAGTCTTTATTGTAATAATGTTGTCAGTTGATCTGTCAGACGGTGTGACGCTCGTGATGTCAATAAGATCATCTCCGGATGCGCTTGCGTCGTCTGCTAGATCTTGTAGGAAGCGGTGTAACTCCAAGACAGTGTAGTAACCAGCGCCAGCTGCGCCGTGTACTGCACCCTTGTAGTAGATATTACCGCTGCCGTCAATAGCAATATCTGTAGCAATAGCCATTTGTTATCCTCAAACTATAATTGTTTTTTCAACAACTAAACCGCTAAGAACCCCACCGGAGAATGCTGTATAGAACGAGTCTATAGCAGAACCTGATGGAACTAATCTGTAGAGTGTTGTATTAGTGTAGGTATATTCATATACGTCTCCGTCAGCTATCGTTGATAGCAGCGTAGGAGTTGTCGTATATCCGTTTACATAGTCAATCCATGTTTTATCATGTAGCCGGACTGTGTTGGAAGAGACTATGTTCTGCGTAGCCTCCTGCATCAGACCAGATACGTCAACGTCGTACTGGGAACCGTCGGAAAGATTGAAGACAATGCTACCGTCTATAGCTTCTTCAATGGACTCTATACCAACTCCGTCTTTACCGTCTTTACCGTCCTTGCCAGTCTTCCCATCAATTCCTTTGTCACCCTTTGGACCTACAGGACCAACTGGGCCTTGTTTACCGGAGTCACCTTTTGGACCCTGATCGCCTCTGTCACCTTTAGGACCAGCAGCTTTTGTGACAGCATTGATCTTCTGCTCAAGTTTGTCATAGACCGCTGCAATCTTGAGGTCTACGTTCACTGCATGATCCTACTCATGAGTTGCTCTTCAGCTTTCTTCTCGCTGTTTCTACGCTCCAAGCTCAAAACTGAGGACTTCTCCTTAAGCTTAATGTCCTTTTCCTTCAGCGCAAGCTCAGCGACCTTCAGGCGACGCTCAAACTCTTTGTCGTCTTGGTCTCCTGCCTGTAGGTTAGTAGTGATGGCCTTGATCTTACTGATTTGGAGTTCCTGTGGTATCGCCTGAGATTCAATAATGATCTTCTGTGCCCTAGCTTGGGACTCCTGAGCTTGACCCATGAGTGATGCTGTCTGGGACTGTTGAAACTCAAGCTGTGCCT